GGAAACTTTTCATTCCAATAACTCTCATCATGTAAGGACATTTCGCCCAAACAGTGCTCAATTCTCGTAACCAAATCCTTCACTGGATCTCTTGTACTTTTGTACCAATACGGCTCATACAGAAAACTCGCAGGATCAAGGGGAGCAACCCAACCATGATTGACTTTGCACCCAATCAAGCTGTTCTCTCCATCCTCGTCCCTCACAAACGTCCGTTTCAAAAACGTGACGTTATCAATCGTGGTATATGGAACCACACGTCCTGACTTATTCCCTGCTGTGTAAGCAAGGTCAAACATATCTGTCATCATATCCTGAACTGTGACCTGGTTGAACAGATCGCACACTTCATCATCCACCGAGGTGATATTGTCATCACCAAAAGTGTTTATGAACGCATGGTCCCACATGTTTGTGTGATCACCTGTAGCCCGCATGTAGCAAGCCGTCAAAGTGATCAATGAATACATGGAATTCACCATAGTGGTCAAAGGATGGCCACTTGGTAAAGACTTGTTCCACTGAACCAAGTACCTTAGCTGGTTTCCAACACCAGTCACATGTCTGGAATGGACTAGATCAAGCCACAAAATGGCCCTAATCCGTCTATCCTCAGGCTTGTAACTGGCATTGTTAAACTCATACCATCTCTCAATATAACGCAAGATAGCGTCATGCACCCACGGTTGCTCACTCGCATCAAACCGAGAAAAGTCTCCATCGAAAACCTTGACCCGGCCATCTGAGAGCAAGCCATGGGCCAAATCGCACCATTCAGTGTAATGATTCACACCTGGTGCCATCCCATTCTTCACATGTGTTGCAAACATCGCGGCCAAAAATGCACCGAAATACATCCTGACAGCTATCGTGTAAGCAATACATGTGCCTGATATCACACGCGTAGCAACCTGCTCAACCTTATGAAGAGGTCTCAACTCATCTTTCAGGAAATCAGTACAAATGTGCAAGTTCCGAATCCCATTCCTAGCATCTTCAACAATACCAGATACGCAATCGTGTAGCTCGCCCAATGGGGTTCCAGGAACGATTTCCTTATCCCCAATCAACGGTCCCTCATGTCCAAAGAACGCAGTTTTACCTGGCGTTTTAGGCGTCACATAATCACTGAACAAATATCCTGGACTGGTCTTCCTGTTGATCGGTTTCAACATCCATGAAGCGGGTGGCTCCACAGACTCCTTAAAATCCAGAACATCACGGGGAAAATGCTTTGTCTCCTCCCAATGTCTCGACATTGCCAACTCGACTACAGGATCCAAATCCTGAGAACTCTTGCATATCAAAGGGGTCTGATAAGCCTCCAAGCCCTTAGCCATGGGCTCCACCCAATTGTCTCCTATCCTTTTGCCTCGCAGCACCGCTGGTGCTGTGGGACAAGGACCAAAAATAGCATCCTTTTGGACATCAGACTCCCTCAAAGCAGACTTGGTGGGTATGTTGATAGGCTTTTTCAAAATGCCAATCAACTCAAAGGAACCCTTGACGATCCCTTTATCGTTAAGCTCTGCCTGCAATTCAACTCTCTCAGATTCAGTCGGCTCATCATACACGGGATCGCCATTGTCCTCATCACAATTCACAACGTCACGATACGTCTGCAAACGCAAACACAATTCGCGCACAGCCTCTTGTGGTACCACAGTGCCATAACCCTCTGGGCCATTCATCGTATCTCGACCAGCGGAATGGATGGCAAAAAGGCACCTGTGCCCAAAACTCTTTGAATTAACAAGAGCAACTGGAGCACCACAGTCACCAACCTTAGTTGGCGCTGTGTATCTCACCAATCCATTCAACACAGTACCTGATGAAGGCTCATGTGCCTCACCATGGTAATAGCATGTGGGTGATGACAAAATCTGCTGAACAAGTCGCCTCTCCTTCGTAAGCGAGGCAATATCCAATCTCACTGAATGATTACCCCCACGTAACACCTGCTTGATCTCGTGCTGCGTGAGGAAATACTTCCTTATATCTCTCGTGGCTTTCAAAAAGACAGCGCCAAAAGAGATGGCAGCAACATCAAACTCTTCCATGACCTCAATGGGTCTCTCAAGAAAGGCTGAAGCTGTGATGCTTGAAACAGAACCAGATTTAGTGGACTGGAAGTATAAAACTTCATCCGAAGGCAAAGCTCTGATCGCGGGTATAAAATGCTTGGGAAAAAGAAACACATCAGCAGCCAAGCCCATAAACTGTCCAACAACAGCATCCTGGGTATAACACTTCAACGTGGCATTGTAGATATGCCTATGTATGTGATCTGTGGATGTCTCCAAACCTGCCTGTGTAACCACACTACCAGTGTAATTAAAAGAGGCAAGTTTCATGAACTTGTCCTTCTTGGCCGGCATGTTGACCCTCTCATTAGACTGTAACTTCACGTCTGTGTTCTTAGGCTTCAAACCTACAAACTCAAGCAATGAAACCACAACCGATGCAACTGCCCCAGTTATGCCCAATACAAGCTTGAACACAAGGGGAATGACCACACATACAATTGTGGCAACTGCTACTCCAATTAATGAAGCAACTAAATTTGCCATCAAAGGATGCACCGAAGCAACGGATGTTAGCCAATCCACAAACCTTGTGGCTAAGGCTTTCACATGATCCCAAAAGCTTTCCTCAGCCCCCATTCCATCGGGGGGCTGGTAAGGACGGCGTACACTACCACCGCCATGCATATCATTGAGTTCATCATGCATCTGCAGCAAATCTGCGCGTCTCAAGCGTAAACTCAAGTCTTCCTCTCGCTGCACAACTCCAATGAAATCAACGGGATGTGAGTTCATACCAGCACGTTGCTGATACCGCGTGGCATTGATGCCAGCTTGCAATTCAACGCCTTCATCATCATCAGAGGTGGCTCCATTACCATCGGGCTGTATCTCAGACTCATTCGTCATAGCCTTAGCTATGGCCGAAAGCATCTCACGCATCTCATCAGTATCACGCCTGTTATCAGCCTTACGGGAAACAATCTCCCTGGCTGCGGTCTCAACGATGGCTCTCAAGCCACCTGGAACTAGCTCGTCCGATATAGTCTCACGATCAAACCCATGCTTGTGTATCTTCCACACATGCCATGGTATGCAATCAAGCATGTCAATAGAAGTGGGTGTTCCACTGCCCAATTTTGCCTTCATTCGCAAAATTGCAGCAGAAAACTCCTGATTCACACGCTTGAAATCAAACCTGCCGTCCTGATCTTTAAACCTGTCGTCAAGTTCAACCCAAAAAGCTCCCTGAAATCTTCGAACAAGAGCCTTGGGCTCTGTAATAAACGGAGCCCATTCTGCGGCAATGTTGGCACAGTTTGTTGTGCCAACTATCAAAGGGGAATCCATGTAGATTTTGCCCTTGTTGGCAAGGTCGGCAAAGTTAAGGGGCATAGACCAATTCCCTACAGCTCTTATAAACTGCATGGCCTCTGAGTCGCTGTCCCCTGGCTTGCCCTTGACCTGAAAGCAATCATCAAACACAAGGCACTTCTGTCCAATGTAACCATTCCAATATTCTGTCGTTCCCTTTTGCCAAAGGTTCTCAAGTGCATTCTCAGGTGTGCATTCACCTGAAAGCAGCAATATCATGGACGCGATGTACCTAACAAGTGTGGTCTTACCACACCCTGAAGGCCCACCCATCACAATGCAATACGGCATTGGTCTGAGATTGTTCTCAGCCTTAATCGCTCCCTCATGGGGCGATAAAGCCAATGACAATTTCTCAAGCCAGTAGCTCAATTCACGCTTAGATTCGGGTGTGACAAGTATCTCGTACAAGCCAAAACCGCGAATCTGAACGTCTTTAAACCTCCTGATTTCCTGAATGGGTATCTTTGGATCGGACGCCATAAGCTTTATGGCTTCCAGCACCTCAATTTTCCACTGTTCAAAGGCATTTTTCTTCTGGGTAAAAGAGAGATAATTGCTGTCCTGTATTGATCGCCTTATCACAAAGTTGACCAATTTCTCGGCCACTTCAAGAACCTTCTTCACAAACTCTTCAATACCAGCAGAAGCCCTCGTAAAAAGGCTAGCTCTCTTCATGAATTCTCCAGAAACACTCTTCATGTCTTTACCAGGGCACCAGCAAGTCAATATCATAGAAACGATATCAGCTGTCATTGAAACTGCTCCTGTCTGAAAGTGGAACATCCTAGGCATAAATGCCTTGAATGAATCCACTATCTCGGGAATGTGGATGCCTGCAATGCCTATCACAAGCAATGTAAAAGGGGAAGATGTAGTGAAATTCTTCAATATCCAGACCAACAATGCTATCAATGCAGGCTTCCAGATGACATCACCGAAATCTCTTATCTTGTCAACAAAGGCACCAACAGTGCCCTTGATTTCATCAAAAAAACCCGATGAGGCATCTAGCATGTTCCCTGCTTTATTCACAGTTCTCATAATAGATCCAGCTGTTGCAACAGCCGCAGCAGCAACTGCTGTTTTAGTTGCAACACCAAGACCCCCTTGAAGGGTAATATCATCATCATCTTGGTCAAGCAAGTCTATAAGTCCTTGCTCATCTCTCCTTACAACTCTCCAACGATACGCGGTCTTACCGCGTAATTGCATACCTGTCATCACTCTGGATGCAAGCCTGCTCTTCAGCGAACTTATGTGTCGCTGCAACGTATCACGCCATTCGCGCTTCTCTGCTTTCGTGAGCCTGTCAAACTTCTTCTTAGATTTAACAGGCCCATTTTTCAATGAATCACTCTCGTAATCTTTGACTAGCTTCGAAACACGATAACGCTGGTTAGGCGATGGCTCCGTTCTACCGGCCATTGGGAACTTGCTGCGCTTAATAAACATCTTGAAAATATAAAGCTGTAAGTAAGTTTTGCCTATGGCACGCTTTAAGAGGTTGTATCGTATAGTTGTAATTTCATAAAAGGTTTGGCATTTATCGTAATGATCCCAACGACCAAATCAAAACATCTTGGTTAAATGTGGCATATAATTCATGCCCACCGTGTTCACTACAAGCAACGCTTGTCCCAATATGGGGCACGGGCTAAAAATACGGATGTTCAACTAATTAAAGTTAGACACAGTCATCCGTAACGAATGTCCAAAGAATATAAGAAACTGCTGTATTAGTACAGCGCAGAAACTAAACTGAAACTTTGGTTTTGTTTTAAATGTCGCTACGGGTCACTGCCTGCCGACTGCTCAGCCCTAGGTTACCGCCGGGGGACGGGCAAATAAATTCCATGTGTATATATA